CTCGATTAACAAATACATAGGTCTCGGTGGGAACGAACGAGGGTTTAACTCTTTCGTTGACGTTGGGAATCGAGTTATTCGGGATTGCTATCCGGCGGTCTTCTTCTCTACGAAGGATGCCGTCGAAAAGCATTTCGATCAACTCGAGTCTAATCACATTGAGGCTCTATTAGAGCTTCGTGATTTAGGAGGTTTACTAGATCCCGTTCAGCTCATTCGCCGTATTTCGGCTCATAAGCTGACCGGGCACAGACTTCTAATAGCTCTGTTCGATCTATTGACCGATGTAAAACTCCTACATTCCTTCGGGATCGCGCCCACAATATCAGATGCTAAAGATATTGCTAAGCGGTCGCGTGACATTCGTACTAAGTACTTTATCTTGGCTGATTTTGCCAAAATAGTTACAACGTACGGAGATTTCCTATATAATCTTGAGGGCGAAATTATCGCTCCCTTCGATTATATGATACTGAGAGCCCGTTCAAAAGTCCGGTTAAGCCTTTCGGCTGACTCCGTCCTTATGGCCTTGCTCCCGGTACGTTCCTTAGGTTTGTTGCCCTCACTCAGTCAATTGTGGGACCTTGTTCCGCTTTCATTCGTCGCGGACTGGTTTACACCTATTGACGAGTACCTAGACGTGGTTGACGCCCAAGCCATTTTTCTTGGCCTGGAGTGTCACTACGCTGTTCACTCTGTGAATTTATCGTATATATTTTCTCAGGATGACAGAGCCATGTTTGACTTTGGCTTTCTAGGCGAGGGTTCACCAGTGTTCGAAGAGTCTGGCTATCGGTTATACGTAAGATGGGTCGATGGTAATCTTCCCGTCTTAACCTCCTCCAGACTCGATTTCTTTGGCGGCCTCCATGTCCCTGATTATGGGACTTTGGGTTCGCTACTCTATAAAATTATAAAGTAGTATTAGATCTCGAAAGGAGACCTAAGTTATGGCCATCGAAATCCTCAACTTGACCGAAGATACCGACTTGGAGTCAGTCACTTTAAAGGTTATAAACCCAAGTGACTGGACCCTTATCGATAGCAAGTATGAAGGGCAAACCCGCGAAGCTGTTTATCAGCTAGTCGGGTCTGATCCCGAACATCCTGCCGTCGTTAGGATCGGCCATTATCGGTCTAACGGTAGCGCAAAGGAGACTGGCGGTGTCACTAACATTAGTATCAAATTTTCCACATGGGTTAAAGATGATACCGATGCAGATGGCATCGTCTGGTCTTCTTGTCTCTTCACGCTGGCGACTAGTATGCCCGGCCAAAGCGGCGTTCCTGATTCTGCCGATTATTTAATCGGCATTCAGAACCTCGTGTCGTGGTTCGCGAGAACCGTGACGGCGGGTGCGCTTTTACCAGCCACTGTCGACAAGTTGAAATTCGGCATCCCGAACGTGTTGTAAGGATGTACGAATGGTGGGTTAACATACCCACTGTCGAGGGATTGTCCCGGCTTGACATCACCGGACACGATCTCGATTACCAGAGAGGACAACACGGGATTAACACTAATAATGTTAACCTGCTCATCCTTTCCTGGTGTTCCCTTCTTTCAGATTCGCCAGTCGATTCTCCGAAGCCTTTGCGCGTAATACGCGCTTTCAAAAAGGCTCTCATGTCAGATTTATCTGGCACGATTCGGAGATTCTCTAGTCTGGCCCATGCTTTGACTTTGAGTCTCGGCAGCGACCAGGACGGTGTCATTATTGAACCGTTTCTGAAGGAGATGCAGAAAACACCCGTTTTTCGGGAATATCTCCTCTTCTTCAGAACTAAAGATCCTCTTTTGCTTACCTTCATTTTGAGTTTCCTTTCTTTTGGAAAGAAACTCTATTATGAAGATAGCAGCCTCGACGAGACCGCCTTTCGCAGTTGGGTCGAGGTAGAGGAAAGACTGTCAAACCTAACACTCCCTGCCTGGATTGATAACCTAAAGGTCATCCTTGAGATGATCTGTAAAGATTTCAACCCTGACTTTTTCTTGCCATCTCATGGCAATGGGAGAGTTTCGGAGCGGGGTGTGTCCGGGACCGAGATGAAGAATCAGTCATTCGGACTGTCTCCTAGATTATGTTATCTCTTTAGAGATAACTCAATCTTTTTAAGGAACGAGACGGATATTGATTCCATTCCCGGATCTGCTGAAGGAAGGCAGCCTAGTATAGCATATTCGCGTTTGAAGTTCGTCCCGAAAGACTGGAAAACATCACGGTCCATATGTATGGAACCGATTGCCTACCAGTGGGCCCAACAAGGGGTCCGACTTTGGGTCGAACGTCTTATATCTGAAGGTATCCTTAAAAGACATATAGTCCTCAAGGACCAAGGACGTAACCAATATTATTCAAGGGTCGGGTCAATGACTCGGCTTCTGGATACTATTGACTTATCCTCCGCTTCGGATAGCGTTTCGTG